AACAAGTCCAGATATACAAAGCCTTATGTGAATTACAATATGTGGGGCACGAAGACTGGGCGTATGACAACTCGCAAGCATTACTTTCCAATCCTCACGCTTGATAGCGACTACCGCTGTATCATCAAGCCAACAAACGATTACTTTGTAGAACTTGACTACAACGCAGCAGAGCTTCGCGTCCTGCTCGGTCTCAGCGGCAAAGAACAACCCATCGAAGATCTGCACACTTGGAACTTGAATAATGTGTATAGCGGAGTTGGAAGTAGAGAAGAAGCAAAGAAGCGTATCTTTGCTTGGCTTTACAACCCTCAGTCAAAAGACTTTGCCTCCAATCGTGTTTATGAACGCGACAGCGTTTTAAGAAAATACTGGAACGGACAAGTTGTAATAACTCCGATGGATCGTGTAATTCCAGCGGACAAACACCACGCACTAAACTATTTAATACAGAGCACGACCAGCGATATCGTGTTGTCACGAGCATTTAAAATTGCCGAGAAACTTAAAGATAAAAACTCCTTTATTTCTTTCACGCTCCATGATAGTATTGTTATAGACTTTGATGATAGCGAAAGAGAGTTAGTGGAGGAGTTATTAAATATCTTTTCTCAAACACCTCTCGGCAAGTTTCAAGTTAACCTTAGCGCTGGTAAGTCTTACGGGGACATGAGGAGGATTGAATGGACACAGTAATCGGGCTTGGAAAAGCCGGTTGTGCTATTGCGGACAAGTTCGCTGAATATCCTCAGTACAAGATCTTCAAGATTGACTCCGAGGGATTAAATTCAAAAAGCAAGAACTGCCATCTTATTAAGAAACGAGGCACTCCCGAGGAATACGAGAAGGCAATCCGTTCGATGAAGACTTTCTTTAGTAAAGCCACAGACGATATTCTTTTTGTGCTGTCTGGGTCTGGTATGATCTCTGGCGCGTCTCTTCAGATACTCAAGAACTTGAAAGATAAGAATGTCAGCATTCTTTACATCAAGCCAGACTTGGAGTTTCTTGGGCACACGAATGTCATGCAGGAGCGTGTTGTAAGAAATGTTCTACAAGAATATACTCGCTCCGGTGTGTTCAAGCGTATCTTTCTTGTAGACAACAAGAAAGTAGAGGAAATCCTTGGCGAGGTTCCAATCATCGGCTACTACGATAAATTGAACGACCTTATTGTCTCCACCTTTCATATGGTGAATGTTTACAACCACCAAGAGGCAATCCACGCAACCCCATTTGATACAGCAGAAACAACACGCATTTCTACACTTGGAATATTAAATGTGGACGAGGGCAAAGAAAAATTGTTTTTTTCCCTTGACAACATCCGAGAGAAGTGTTATTATTATGCTATCAACTCAAAAGTTTTAGAAACAGACGGAAAGCTTTTGCGAACACTAACCGACAATATTAATAAAAACATTGGCAAAGAAGTTCGTGCCGGATTTCAGGTTTACTCTACCTCTTACGAGCAAAACTACGGCTACTTGGTTGTAAATACCGAGAAGACCAACAATTAGGATTTATATGAAAACCGCACTAACCTTTCTTAAAAACCACTGGAAAAGAATGACCACTCTGTTTGTTCTCTCGATGGTCGGCACTTTTGCTGCACTTCAAGTTTATAAAAATGGTATTGACCTTGGCAAGCAAGTTGGGCGATGTGAAATCACTTGTGTTCTCTTTATGGGAGACTTCATCGCACTTGATGGCGAAGGCTGTCAGTGTGAGTTGGCAACTGGATTTACCGTCACCATTCCACTCGACCCAGATTTTTTTGAAATTTCTTTGACAGAAGAATAAAACTATGTTACAATCTATAACAGCAAAGCGAGAGATTTATCGCTTTGACTCTAGACCAACCAGTCACAAACCAACAAGGAGATAAAAATGGCAATTAATCTAGATAAAATGAGAGAGCGCAAGGCAGCGCTCGAAGGTAGAGGTGGCGGAGGCAACCGCGATACATTCTGGCGTCCACAAGACGGCGAACAGACTATTCGTATTGTCCCCACTGCTGATGGCGACCCCTTCAAGGATTTCTGGTTCCACTATAATGTGGGCAACAACCCAGGTTTCCTTAGCCCGAAGAAGAACTTCGGTGAGGAAGACCCACTTAACGACTTTGTTCGTAAGCTCTTCAACGAGGGCACCGAAGAAAGCATTAAGATGGCGAAGTCGCTCATGGCTCGTCAACGATTCTTCTCCCCCGTTCTCGTAAGAGGCGAGGAAGATAAAGGTGTTCGTATCTGGGGATATGGCAAACAGGTCTACGAGCAATTGCTTAACCTTGTTCTTAACCCAGAATACGGAGACATTACCGACACGGACACGGGAACTGATCTCGTCCTCCACTACGGTAAACCCCCCGGAGCAAGCTTCCCACAAACGAAGCTCACTCCTCGTCGTCGCTCTTCTGTTCTCTGCGATGAGGCAGTTGGCGGTGATGACCGCTGCGCGGAATTGCTTGAAAGCATTCCAGAATTCGACACGCTCTTTGAGCGTAAGACGCCAGCAGATGTAGGCGCTATGTTAGACGCATACCTGCTTGGTGAAGAAGGCACCAACGAGGGCACTGATACCACAACCCCTCCTCCCTCCACTGATACAGTATCCTCTGTTGATGCAGCCTTCAACGAACTCATGGGAGCGTAATCCCCGCGCCCACAGGGAGGCACAGGGTTATCAGGTGCCTCACACCTTTATATTGGAGATTAAATGAGAATGGCGAAAGCTAAAACTACAAAAGCTGGCAAGTTAAACTTGTCTGATATGCGTGCCCTCATTAATAAGAGGGCTGGTCTTAATGTCGCACACGACTTGACCGAGCAAAACCCTACTGAGGTAAAAGATTGGATTCCAACTGGCTCTCGCTGGCTGGACTCTATTGTTTGCCGTGGTCAACTTTCTGGTATTCCTGTTGGCAAGGTAGTGGAGATTGCAGGTCTTGAAGCGACAGGTAAATCTTATATGGCAGCACAGATCGCTGCGAATGCTCAAAAGATGGGCATCGATGTTATTTATTTTGATTCAGAGTCTGCGATTGACCCATCGTTCTTGGAGCGAGCAGGATGTGATTTGAATCAACTTCTTTATGTTCAGGCGACCTCAGTAGAGTTTGTTCTGGAGACTATTGAAGATCTTCTCGCCAACAACGAAAACCGCATGTTGTTTATCTGGGACTCGCTGGCTTTGACACCAGCCATCTCGGATATTGAGGGCGACTTTAACCCTCAGTCTTCCATGGCTGTTAAGGCTCGTATTCTTGCGAAGGGTATGTCTAAGTTGACTGTACCTATCGCAAACTCGCAGTCTACCTTCTTGGTGCTGAACCAGTTGAAGTCCAACATCACTCGCTCACCTTCTGAGGCTTTGACAACTCCTTATGTCACTCCAGGCGGAAAGGCTATGATTTATGCCTACTCACTCCGCATCTGGTTGACCGGACGAAAAGCCAAGGCATCTTTTGTTGTAGATGATAAGGGGTTCCGCATCGGTTCGGAGGTTAAGGTTAAGCTTGAGAAGTCTCGCTTTGGAACTCAAGGGCGACAATGTAACTTCCGCATCCTTTGGGGTGACGAGATTGGCATCCAAGACGACGAGAGTTTGTTTGATGCGATTAGTTCTTCCTCCAGCCTTGTTCGCACAGGTGCTTGGTATACTCTTATGGACTCTACAGGAAATCCGTTGGGCGCAAAGTTCCAAGCAACAAAGTGGACTGAGCGCATGACTGATGAAGCTTTCCGTGCAAGAGTCTATGAGATTATGGATGAAGAAGTTATCTATAAGTTTGACAAGCGTGAAGGAAACGCAGCAGATTTTTATGAAGAAAAAGATGAATAAAAAAACTAATTATTCGTCTATAGAACAGGAGTTAAAACAATGAAATCACTTATTACCGCCGCTCTGTTTGGAGCGTTTCTTTCTGGGTGTGTTGCACACGCTCATCCCCCTCAACCGCACGTTCAAGTGCCACACCACCAAGTTAAGGCTTGGGTTTGGACACCAGGCTATTACCGAGCTAACGGTGTCTGGGTTCGTGGAACTTGGAGTGTTAAGTATGTGGATCGCCATATGCTAAATCGCCACCCCCGTACACACGTTCGTTGGGTTCAAGGTCGAAAGCGACCAGCGCCTCCTCCACGCCACGCGAGGCATCGTCGGCATCGTCGATAAACAAATCGCCCCCTTCTTGGGGGCATTTTTTTTAATAAAATCCTTGACAACGATTAAGGATAATGCTATATTATTATCATGCTTGAGTGGTGGAATAGGTAGACACAAGGGACTTAAAATCCCTCGCTCATCTGAGCATGCGGGTTCGATTCCCGCCTCAAGCACCATTTATTATGAAACGACTATTAGTAATTGATGCTCTCAACTTGATGTTCCGCAACTATATTGTGAACCCAAGTTTATCTACAAACGGACAACCCATCGGAGGATTGAAAGGTTTTCTACAATCCCTCCAGAAACTTATCAGGGAAACAAAGCCCGATCAAGTTGTTATCTGCTGGGATGGAGAAGGCGGTAGTCAAAGGCGCAAGTCCAAGAACAAGGGCTATAAAGAAGGTCGAAAACCTATCCGTCTTAACCGAGACATTCGCAACCTCACCGAGAACGAAGAGGTCTCAAACAAGATCTGGCAACAGACAAGACTTGTGGAGTACCTAAACGAACTGCCGATTGTCCAGCTTATGTTGCCAGCCGTAGAAGCAGACGACATTATTAGTGTGGTTGTTCAGCATCCAAGCTTTGCTGGATGGCAAAAAGTTATTGTGTCCTCTGACAAAGACTTCTTTCAGTTGTGCGATGGAGAGACCATCGTCTTCCGTCCCATTCAAAAACAGATCGTTAATCAAAAGAGCCTTGTCGAAGAGCACGGCATCCACCCAAAGAACTTTGCTCTTGCCCGTGCGATTGCTGGTGACAAGTCGGACAACCTTCCAGGCGTCGGTGGGGTTGGACTTCCAACTATCTCCAAACGCTTTCCCTTCTTGTCGGAAGATGTGTCTTATGATATCGACACGCTGATGGAATACTCGCAACAACATGCAGGCAAGGTTAAGGCGTATACTAATGTTCTTGAAAACCGAGACAGGGTAGAAGAGAACTATCGCCTTATGCAGCTTTACACTCCAAGTGTAAGTGTTCAGGGTAGAAAGAAAATTAATTATGCCCTCGACAACTTTGAGGCAGAGTTTGCTAAAACAACTGTCAAGGCTATGATGATTGAAGATGGTTTTGGTGTTGTTAATTTCGTTGATATGTACGCTTGGATGAATAAGATTGTAGCAGATTCGCGAAGATAAAACTATTTATTAGTATGAAACTTTATAATAAATGGAGACAAACATTCGGAGATTCGGTTAGCACACAGCCGAACTCCGAATTTCTTGTTAAGAACTTTAAAAACTTTATCAACGAACAAAACGATCCAGAGGATGTAGACTTATCAAGCTTTGAGTTTCACGACGAACTCAATAAAGACTTTTGGAACCAAGAAGACGACAGACTTGATCCTGAGATTAGGCAAAAGTTGATTGCAATCGCAAATGATTTTTGGAACTCACTTGAAGTAGGTGATGCAGAGTATGACGACATTACCTTTACAGGCTCTCTTGCTGCTCACAACTACTCTAAATTTTCAGATGTAGACCTTCACATTCTTGTAGACTTCTCTGATGTTGACGATAAAACAGATTTGGTCAGAGAATACTTCAACGCGATGAAGTCCATCTGGAACCGTCTCCACGATATTCTTATCAAAGGCTACGAGGTCGAGATCTATGTTCAAGATGTCAACGACCCACATGAAGCACAAGGACTTTACTCTATTTCAAATGATGAGTGGATTAAGAAACCAGTTCTTGACAAGCAAGACTTTGACAAAGATAATGTAAAGAAAAAGGCAGCAGGTCTTATGGACCAGATTGATCGTCTCCAACCTCTTATCGATGACGGCAAGTACGAGGAAGCTGAAAAGTATGCGGACAAGCTAAAAGAAAAGATTCGCAAGATGAGAAAGACAGGATTAGAAACTGTTGGCGCATACTCTGTTGAGAACCTC